CTTGCAACAGTAAAATCATTTACAGTTAACTTGTTTGCTTTAGAACCCGTCTGTGTATTATCTTCAGGTGTCGTTAAGTAAGCTAACTCTCCAGGGTTATTGGTAGACCTTGCACGTATCTGTAAGGTTGCCCTTTGAGGCTCACCCCCTACAGTAACAACAGTTCCACCATCAGCCCATAAAGCAATACTGCTTAATGTTTCAGTATCAAAGTTAGGTGTTATAGACAGTTGTTCTCGCTCTGCATAAGATATGTATGGTACACCACCAAAGTCAAACCCTAGATCGGCTGATCTAATACGATTAAACAATGTGCCAGATGTGTATCCACTTTCTGCAAAGATAGGAAATATCTTATTAGGGTTAGTTTGACTGTTTGACCAAGGTCTTACAATATCAAACGTAGTACTAATAGATGTACCTGTAGTGCTTTGAGTTGGACTTCCAGCTGCCACTAAGGTTCCTTCTGCTGCATTAGTTAACGCTGTTGTTGTTGGAGCAACACTAGCCGCCACTACTTGAGTAGCAGGACTAAACGCTGTAACATAGTTAGCTGTAGAACTAAACTGACTAGGACTAATTACAATACTTGTAGGTGCTGATGTACTATCAGGTGTTACAATCAATGCATTGTTAGTACTAATCTGTGCCAAAGCTGCTAGTAATGCACTTTGCAAAGTAGCCACAGTACCATTCGGTTTAGCTAATTCTGTAGAGTTTTGTGTAGCATCAGCATTATAATACAAAGCAAGATATGCTGAAGCACTAGCTGCCCCTGAGTCTCCATAAGTATCATCATTAGCTGCTGCAGTAAAGTTAGGATCAAGTAATCTTCCTGGTCCTTCACCATAATGCCTATCAAAGATTACACTACTTCCACTTGTTGTGTTAATTGTAATCGTAACCCTAGTCATTTTAGCATAAATTGGATCTACACCATCAGTAACTGCAATATTACTTCCTGTAGAATTAACAATAAGAGGAGATACTAATGTACCTGTTCTTGTATCACCATTAACTACTGTGTAAGCAAATGCACCTGTAATAGCTTTTCGATCTACAGCTGTAAAAGTTAACACAGCATTAGAACGAGCAACCGTAAAATGAGTTGAATCTGTCCAAGCTGCTTGCAAAGCTGTAGCTATTTCTATAGCAGTAACCTCAGCTGTGTTTTGAGTGCCTGGATTGTAAGCAGGGTAGGAACTTGTATTATCAAAGTTTATTGTAATTGGATTACCTAAAGGTGGTGTAAGCGTTACACGATCTGTTGTTGTATGTGCTGCTACACCCGCTATTGTTTGAGCACCTGTAAAATTACTACTACTAAACCCTGACGGTAATGTCCCTGTACTTGTAATTGCAACACTAAAATTATTAGTTATTACACCTACTGTAGCAGAGGTAGCTGTTACAAGACCCGTACCTGTAGTTGTAGACCACCCATTGTTGGCGTTTACAAGCCCACTGACAGCCGTTACAACTGTTGCCCTTGACTGAGTACCACTAAGTACTGTAGAGCTTGTTGTAGAGTCTGGGAAAGTTACTGTAAGAACTGGTTGTGGTATACTGTTATCCACACCTGTAGTTACTACTGTAACTGAGTCAGTAAGATTACCACCAAAAGTAGTTTCAGTATATGCTGTACCGCTATAGCTGGTTGCAAATGCAATACTTAAAGCACTATGATTACCACCATTAATAGAAGTGAATCTTACGTTGTTCCCATTAGCTGCAACACCATAGATAGCATTAGCAGAACCATTAAAGACAGCAAGAGCAGATAGCTTAGTAATGATATCATCTCTAATCGCTGTTTGAGCCGTAAGACTTTTTGCAAGAGTAATTGTCTCGTTGATTGCACCTTGTACCCCACCCACGGCAGGAGCCGTTATTGTCATTGAAATAGCAGGGCTAAGTGCTGCAGTAATNCCATANACACCAACACCTGTAACTGTAGAGCTAGGTGATATGTTAGTCGTTGACCCACTTCCTGAAACTGCAAAAGTAGAAGAACTAAATACACGAGGTCCAGGAACATCTGAAGTTAATGTAAGAACATTAGAAGATGCTGTAGCTGTAAAATCAGCAAGTGCATTATTAGCATTAACATAATCACGTATTGCTGCAACAAACTGTGTCATAGTAATTGTAGCACCATCCGCATAGTCAGTGCCAAGGATAGCACTTGCAGGAAAACTAACATTACCAATAGAACTATCACCATTAATAACAGCACTAGCTCCACCGTCAAGGTGTGTAGTTTTATTTCTGTCATAAGTAAAAGTAGAACTAGAAGGATATGTAAGTGTGCTTACTGCGTTAACTGTAACAGGTCCAGAGTTTCCTGTAACTGATAGGTCTACTACCTCTAGAACATCAGTGGTAAAATTACTAAATGTACTAACAGCTACTGTTTTAGCAGTTTTAGTTCCTGTTGTAACTCTTGGTGTAGCACCATTAATAGTTACTGCTTGAACTTCTTTTTTACCGCGATTAGTATAACCTGCATTACCGCTATTGCCTGTTGCGGCAATTGTTGCAGTCGGTATACCACCACCTTTAATTGGACCCACATCTCCAGCTGCAACTGCATCAAGGTCTCTNATAGTCCACGTATTGTCTCTATAATTCCAGATAAGAGCTTCATCACATTCACCTCCAGTTGAGTTTAGTGTAGGATAGCACACCCATATTTCTTCTTCTTGATGGTTCTGAAGGGTAAACAATTGACGTTCATGTATAGGGTTTAAGTTATTATAAAAGTATTGGGTTACCCTTTTACCTGATAGCGACTGTATATTTCCTGGGTTTCCAGCAAAGTCATAAATATCACTAGCTCCGACTACAAAATGTTTACCGTCATATTCAACCACGGCCCCTGTAGTAAGACACCCATACTCATCGGTGTTAGGTGCAAACGACACAGGTGCTGTAGCATTACCAGTAAGACGCATAACGTGTATACTGTCTGAACTGTAAATATACATGTTTCCTTGTAGTGATTTCATTTCTTGAATAACATTAGTTTCTGACAAAGTAAATTCATCAGCAGTACTAACACCAGCAGCAAACGGGTTCCAGTTATTAGGGACAGATCCAGGAACTGCTACATCAGATGTACGAACTACACCAGATAGTCTACGGATAATCTTTGCATTATTAGTTGAGTCTACTTCTGTTAAGTCACCAGCAACTAGCAGGTCTCCAAAAGATTGTACAATACCTGCACGTACATCTACAATGTTTCTAGACTCAATAGTTACTTTTACAGTATCATTTACTGAAAGACCACCCATAACAACAACAGTTGTGTTTGTAGAAGTATCNGTATATATCTGNAAGTTATTACCTGATACAGTAGGGATAGTTCCAGGCAAATTCCCAGGAACAAAGTTAGTCCCGTTTACTGTACCTGATCCTGCAGGGCTACCTGCTTGTGCAGATTTATTGTTAGTACCTGTAATAATAATTGAGTTAACTGAAAAGTCTACTTTTTGACCAAGATCAAACACAGTACTATTACCAGTTAGGTATGTGTCATTATAAACTTGTTGTTCTACTTGATAGCTATCCCATCCAGGAAGCTCTGCAAGAACTATATTATTAATATCTGTATTCCCTGCAGTGTCAAGAATGTAGTGTGGTTTATCAATACCATTGTTTAAAATAAATGCAAAGCCACCACTAAACAAAGTATGTTGCCAACCATAAGTTGTGAATGCAAAACCATCAGACATACTAGAAGGTGTAATGTCTTTCTTTGTACCTATATGATCTTGGATATAAACCTTTTGACCTACAGTAATACCTGCACGAACATAGTCTACTACCCAAAGATAATAACAACCATGAGGTGCTTTGTTGGGGTTTTCCCAAACTGCAAAATACCTAACTTGACCAAACAATTCATTAGCTGGTACAAGATCCTCTACAATATTATTAAGTAGTAGTTCTCCTGACATCTTACGAACTGCACCATCTTTAAATCTAACATTGCGTACATCGGTAAATACGTTTGGTTCTAAGGCAACAGGAGGAGTATCAATGATAACCCCTTTCGATGCGATATCGGTAACAGAAATTGTTTCTTCTGCCATGTTACTCCTCCGTTAATTAATTACTAAGCGCACTCTTTCTGGCCTGTAAGCGGGTCGATAAAGCAAGCTTCAACCTTTCCCTCTTCTTCAACCATTTCCTCATTCGTGCTAGATACCTTCTCTTCCGCTTCCACGGTTTCGTTAAAGATACCAAATCGTTTTCCACTGATCCTGAACGTAGTGCATCCCTTCGCCCCGCCCTTCCAGGCATCAACATACACTTGTTTAAAATCTTCATATGACACATCATCTCCCACATTACAAGTTTTAGAACATGCTGAGTCAATATAATGTTGAGACAACAGCAATACCGCTAAGTGATCTTGAACTGAAATATCAGATGATGTCCTCCCTGCTACCCCTCTAGAATAAGCGTAGTCTTCTACACGTTCTACACGAGGCCCTTCAAATGTTTGAATAGTACGATCATAGTAATGACTAAATACAGGCTCTATCCCACCAGTGACATTATCTGCCACAAGGCTGATAGTACCAGTAGGAGCAATACTAGTGAGGTGGCTGTTGCGTATGCCATATTCTCTAATCTCCTTTTTAACAGATGCAGGTAAAGTACGTACAAAGTTAGATTTTAAATACTCTGGACGATACATAGGGAATGCACCTTTTTCTTTTGCTAACAAAGCAGATGCTTTATAACAATTATCTCTTAAACAAGCAAAGACTTTTTCAGTCCAGTTAAGAAAATCAGGAGAGGCGTAAGGGTATCCTAGAAGCTCACCAGCGTTAGCTAAGGCAGTAACACCTAGCCCCATACGTCTTTTGTCTTTAGCCTCATCAGACTGTTCTTTTAGTGGGTATATAGTACGATCAATAATATTATCCATCGCACGTACTACATGTGGAATGTCTTTCTTAAACTGTGTAAAATTAAATGTATAGTTACCAGCACTCTTATCAAGATACCTTACTAAATTAAAAGAACCTAGTAGACATGCTCCTTGCGGAGGCAACGGCTGTTCTCCACATGGGTTTGTGGCTTCAATGGTTTCACAGTACCATAAGTTATTCATCTCTTGTATACGGTCAATAAACAAAACCCCTGGCTCTGCCCAATCCCATGTCGAGTTCATTATCTCATCCCATACCATTTGGGCTGATAAAGTGCCACGCACAACACCATCAAACAAAAGCTCGTAGTCGGTATCGTTATCCAAAGCTTCCATAAAGGCATCTGTAATCCCAACGGAGATATTAAAGCCGGTGAGTTTATCACTGTTACGTTTAGCACGAATAAAGTCGAGTATGTCAGGATGGTCAATACGAAGGACACCCATTTGTGCTCCTCTCCTGTGACCGCTAGAAGCAATTGTTTGACACACTGCATCAAAGATTCCCATAAAAGAAACAGGACCAGAAGACTGAGAGTCGAGAGAGTTAATATGATCGCCCCGTGGTCGTAATCTACTAAAATCATATCCAATACCACCACCTTTACGCATAGTCTCTGCAGCTTCTGCAGCACGTTTCATTATAGATTTCATGTTATCTTCAATAACACCACTAACAAAACAATTAAAAGCTGTAGTAATACGCCTACTGCCCATAGCATTTTGGACTCTACCTGCTGGGAGAAACCTCATGTTTCCAAAGATGTCTTCTAGTTCTAATTGATGCTCGGGGGTATCATTAAGTGCCCCTGCCATACGTTTTATTTTATCATCAAAAGACTCACCGTCTTGACGATACTTCATTGCATCAATCTCTTCGGAAATAGATGTGATTGGTCCAGCGTACTCTATATTTCTCATGGTGTTATTACCTCTTATTTGAATAGATTTTTCCTATAAGGGGTATATACTATTTAACTGCTCTCATCCTTTGTACAAGACGATCAGCGCGATTTGTTACTTGTTGATACCATTTACTGTCAACCATTTCTACTGCAGCCCTATGCCAATCCCCAACATCTATTGCTGCTTTCATCCCCACAAACGTACTAAGCCTAGGTCGGCCCATATTAAACATCATGTTAGCAATAATTAATTGGACTTCTTCAGGCAAAATGCTAAAGTTGGGGTATAGGAGTGTGCACTCCGATAGCACTGTTTCGACATCACTAGCGAAGCACTCATTAACTCTATCTTCTGAGACTGAAGTTCCAACTGGTAGTCCATACTCAGGGTCGCTACTAAGAATAAGATGACCAATACCATGTGTATAGAGGTTGAGATGATCAAGATAGATTTCATACCTACAACCCTCGTCAGCTTTTAGTTCTTCTCTAAGTTTATCTATATTCATTTTGTTAGCCCCTGTTTCTTTTCATAGCTACGTAAACCACCAATCCCCAACATACCGCCTAGGACGGGCAACAACGTGCTCATA